ACCGGCCGGGCCGCTGGCGGTTTGCGGGCACGCGGATCGAGGCGATGCCGGTGAAGGTGGCGGAGCTGGGCGCCGGGTGCTCGCGGGTGCTGGATGGGATTGTGACGGGCTGGCTGTGGCACATCGGGCAGCCGCAGCTCACCTCAGCGGCGTTGCCGGCGGGCAAGCGGGCGCTCGGTGACACCGGCATGTGGGTGTGGTCGCGCAAGACGGCCGACAGTGACATCACGCCGATTCAGGCGGCCACGCTGGCGCTGATCGGTGCCCAGATGGACAGACCGAAGCGGCCGGCTCGCAAGGCCAACAGCGGGAGGGTGGTGGTGTTGTCGTGACCACCGCAGTGCAGGTTCCTGCCGCGGTGACCGTGCACGGCCTGGACGAGGTCGACACGGACACGCTGCGCCGGCTGCTGAGCAACCTCGACGCGAAGACCCCGCGCAACCGGACCCGCTCGACCTACTACAACCACAAGTACACGCTGCGCGACTTCGGCATCTCGTTGCCGCCCCAGATGCGGTCCATCGAGTCTGTTCTGGGATGGCCGGCGAAGGCCGTGGACGTTCTGGCCAAGCGGCTGCGCCCGGACGGGTTTGTGCTGCCAGGGGGCAGCGCCGATGACCTGGGCGTGCGCGAACTGTGGCACGACAATCGGCTGGAGTTGGAAGCCCCGCAGGCCAACACGTCGGCGCTTCTGCATGCCTGCGCGTTCGCCACGATCACGCTCGGCGACCCGGAGGCCGGCGAGCCGAGGGTGTTCATCGCGGTGCGTTCGGCGGAGACCGCAACGGGCCTATGGAACCGTCGCCTGCGGCGGCTGGACGCTGCGCTGAGCGTGGTGGACGCCGACGAGTCCGGGCGACCGACCGAGATGGTGATGTACTTGCCGGGCCGCACCGCGGTGCTGTCTAAGCGCAGCGACGGCACGTGGCAAGCGCAGGTCCGTCCGCACCCACTAGGTCGGGTGTTGGTGGAGCCGCTGGTGTACCAGCCGCGATTGGACCGACCTTTCGGCTCGTCGCGGCTGTCACGGCCGGTCATGACCCTGGCTGACGCGGGGCTGCGCACCCTGGTGCGGTCGGAGGTTACGGCGGAGTTCTTCTCTGCCCCGCAGCGGTATGCGATGGGAGCCGACGAGTCAGCGTTCGTGGGCACTGACGGCAAGCCGAGGGGGCAGTGGGCGTCGATCATCGGCCGGGTTTGGGCGATCGGCCGCGACGAGGAAGGCAACGTCCCCACCGTCGGTCAGTTTCCGCAGACCAGTATGCAGCCGCACGTTGACCAGCTGCGCATGCTCGCCACTCTGTTCGCGGGCGAAACTTCACTGCCGCTGTCGTCGCTGGGCATCGTGCAGGACAACCCGGCCAGTGCTGAGGCAATCCATGCCATCAAAGAGGAGCTCATCACCGAAGCGGAGTGGGCGGCGGACACTCTCGGCGCCGGGTGGCGGCGCACGATCCTCACCGCACTGCAGCTACGTGATGGGCTCACCGAGATCCCTAGAGGGTGGCAGCGTCTCGAGATGCGCTGGCGTGACCCGTCAACCCCATCGAAGGCATCCGTCGCCGACGCGGTGACGAAGCAGGTGGCGCAGAACATCCTGCTGCCGGACTCGGCGGTCACCTACGAGCAGTTGGGCTACGACGAGACCACGGTGGCCCGGCTGTTGGCTGAGCAGCAGCGGCGGCAGGCTCAGGCCCGGCTGGAGATGTTGACCGCCGCCGCCCAGGCGGCGCGCCGCGACCCGGCAGTAAGGGCGCTGGAGTCCGCCAGTGGCGACGCCAGCTGAGGCCACCGCATATCGCAACGCCCAGCGCGACGTAGTGGCGTTGGCGCGGGCTGACCTGGCCTCGTGGTGGCGCGGACTGGACGTGTCGGACGCCAGGGCGGCTGTTGCGGCACTGGAGGCGGTCGTGCCGACACTGGTGGCCGTGTACGGGGATGCGGCGGCGTCGGTGGCCGCGGACTGGTACGACCTGCTGCGTGAGAGCGCGGGCGCCCCCGGGGCGTACCGGGCGGTGTTGGCCGAGCCGGCCCCGGCCACGCAGGTGCGAGCATCGGCGCGCTGGGCTGCAGGTCCGCTTTTCGCGGCGGACCCGGATCCAGACCATGCACTTGGGCTGCTGTCCGGCTCGGTGCAGCGGCTGGTCCAGCAGGCCGGCAGGCGGACGATGTTCCGCAACGGCGCCAGCGATCCGGCTAGCCCGAGATGGGCACGTGTCCCGCACGGGATCAGTCCGTGCGCCTTCTGCCGAATGCTCGCCTCCCGCGGCGCCGTGTACTTGTCGGCGCGCACGGCGGGCCGCTTCGACCAGTGGCATGACGACTGCAACTGCCAGCCGGAGCCGGTTTGGTCTGGCCAAGAGCCGTCGTATGACGCCGACGCGCTCTACGAGCAGTACCTCGTCGCACGCGCCCAGGCCGGTGGCAACACCAGGGCAATCCTCGCGCAGATGCGCGAAGACCTGGGCGTCAACTAGTCGTCCCCCGCCGCGAGGGCGGGGCGAGTGCAAGGAGATCGGCCGCGATGGCTGACGAAACCACCACAACTGCCGAGGACTCCGCGACGGAGCCTGGCACCGAGCAAACCGAAGCGCCGGCGAGCGACGCCGTGCCGGCCGAGGTCAAGGCCGCGCTGCGCAAGGCCAACAAAGAGGCCGAGAAGCTGCGCTTGCGGCTCAAGGAGTACGAGGACCGCGACAAGACCGAGGCGCAGAAGCTTGCCGAACGCGCGGAGGCTGCCGAGAAGGCCGCCGCCGAAGCCGAGGCACGTGCGCTTCGCCGCGACATCGCCCTGGAGCACGAGCTGTCCAGGGACGACGCGGCCCTGTTGGACGCGGTGACCGACGAGGACGCCATGCGGCGCCTCGCGGGGCGGTTGGCCCAGCAGGCCACCGAGCGAGCCGGTCACATCACCGGCAACGGTGCCTACGTGCCGGCCGAGGGCAAGATGCCCCCGGCGCTTAACTCGGATCAACTGGAGCAGTCGCTACGGAAGGCGCTCGGCGTCTCCTGAGTAGGGGCTGCCGAGCGGAAGGAATGGAATCATGGCGATCACAGCGCCAACGTCCCGGTCGGACTTCTCGGGGTTCCTGAACCCGGAGATGTCGGCCCCCATCTTCGACGAGGCTGCCCGGCGGTCCGTCGTGATGTCCCTGGTCCGGCGCACGCCGCTGGGAATCAACGGGCAGAACATCCCGGTCGTGACTTCGCGGCCGACTGCCAACTGGGTGGGTGAGGGCGAGCAGAAGCCGGCCACTCAGGGCGGCCTGGACCTGCTGCAGATGACGCCGCAGAAGTTGGCGGCCATCGCGGTCATGTCGGCAGAGGTGGTCCGGGCCAACCCGGGCAACTACACCACGCTGCTGCGTCAGCATCTGGCCGAGGCGTTCGCGGTGGCGTTCGACCTCGCGACGCTCTACAACGTGGGCGGTGACGGCAGCGGCACCGGGCCGTTCGACGACGCGATCGCCGACACCACCAAGTCGGTGGAGTTCGGCACTGCGGCGCAGACTGCGGGCGGTGTCCACGGTGACATCGTGGCCGGCCTGGAGCTGCTCGTGGCCGACGGCAAGCGGCTCACCGGGTTCGCGTTCGACGACCAGGTGGAGCCCATCTTCCTGGGGGCGACCGACACCACCGGGCGACCGATCTACATCGACACGCCGCTGGACGACACCACCACCGCGGCCCGTCCGGGTCGGCTCATCGGCCGGCCGAGCTTCATGGGTGAGGGTGTGGCCAGCGGCACCACGATGGGATTCGGCGGCGACTGGTCCAAGGCGGCGTGGGGTGCGGTCGGCGGCATCTCCTACCGGGTGTCCACCGAGGCGACCGTGACCATCGACGGCACGCTGACCTCCCTGTGGGAGAACAACCTGGTCGCGGTGCTGGCTGAGGCAGAGTACGGCTTCGTGGTCGCCGACACGGAGGCGTTCGTGGCCTACACCGAGGCCGCCGAGGTGGAGAACGGAGACTGACGTGGCGAAGGTTCGCCAGAAGAGGCAGCGCTACGCGCTGGTGAGCCCCAAGGGCATCAAGGTGACGGTCGCGCACGACGAGGACCTCATCATGAAGTACATCAATAAGGGCTACGTGGACCCGGCGGGCAAGTACCGCCCGAAGTCCACCAGGGCCGCCAAGGCCGCCAAGGTGGCCAAGGCGACCGCGCCCGCCGGGTCCGAGTGAGGGAGGGGGCCGAGTCATGACGTGGGCGACACCTAAGGATGTGCGTGACCGGTGGCTTGGCCCCGGCGACCTTCCCGCAACGGATGGGCAGATCACCACCCTGATCGACGATGCTGAGGACACGATCCGGCGCGCCTTCCCGGACATCCAGCAGCGGATCGACGATGGCGATCTGCCGCTGGAGCGGGTGGTCAAGGTGGTGTGCCGCATGGTGATCCGGCACATTCGCAACCCGGAGGGCATCAGGTCGACGCAGCAGGGCGCGGGCCCGTTCCAGGTGTCCCGCACCTACGGCGGTGACGAACCGGGGGCGCTGCACCTGTCTGATCAGGACATGGCGGAGCTGGCGCCGGGTCGTCGTGGCCGTGCGTTCAGCATCGACACCACGCCGGTGCATCCATGAGGTTCCCTGCCGGCGAGACGGTCACCAGGCTGCGCGCACCGCTGGTGACCGACCGCTACGGCAACCTGGTCCGCGACTGGGAGCAGGCTGAGCGGCTGGACATCCCCGGCTGCGGGGTGGCGCCGCGCACCAGCGACGAGGAGACGGAGCAGGGCCGCCAGGGCGTGATCGTCGGCATCGCCGTCTACGCCCCGACCGGCACCGACATCACACCGCACGACCGCATGGAGGTCCGCGGCGAGGTGTGGGAGGTGGTCGGCGAGGTGGCCGACTGGCGCTCGCCGTTCACCGGCTGGCACCCGGGGATCGTGGTCAACCTGACCAGGATGGAGGGATGATGGCGCGCTCGCGCATCGTGCTCAACTCGCGCGGGGTTCGTCAGCTGCTGCGCTCGACAGAGGTCGAGGCGGACCTGCGGCGTCGCGCCGGGCAGATCGCGGCCGCGGCCGGTCCGGGCATGGAGGCGTCGTCGATGGCTGGGAGCAACCGGGCGCGTGCGTCGGTGATCACTGCCACGTCTGCGGCGCGGCGGGCTGAGGCCACGGGCCGGGCGTTGACCAGGTCACTGGACGCCGGCCGTGTCTGACCTGGTCGTCTTCACGGACGTTGAGGCGCTGCTGGTGTCGTGGCTGCGTGCCCAGCTTGACGGGTCGCAGGTGGGCAATAAGGTGCCTAACCCGAGGCCTGATCCGTTTGTGCTGGTGCAGCGTCATGGCGGCATCCGAAACACTGTGGTGACCGACGCCGCCCAGGTGGGTCTAGAGTGCTGGGCCGGCCACGACTATGAGGCGCACGACCTGCTTCAGCGGTGCCGGGCGCTGCTGCTGTATCGCCTGCCGGGGCAAATCCTCGACGGGCACACGGTTTACCGGGTCGCCGAGTTTGGCGGTCCGTCCAACCTGCCTGACCCTGCCAGCTCCATGCCGCGATGGGTGATGGAGCTGCAGGTGCACGTCCGCGGCCTGGCCGCCTGACTGATCGACCGCTGATCCGCGCCAGCGGTAACCGTCTATTCCACTCTGGAGGGAACACCATGGCGCTTTCCGCCGATAACGTTCGTGTGGCAGTGACGGGGGCGGTGATGGTCGGGCCAATCACGGCAGATGCGCCGACTGATGCCGACACTCCGCCGACCGGTTTCGACGACCTCGGCTATGTCAGCGAGGATGGCGTGACCGAGACCCGCGAGCGGTCGACCGAGCAGCTCCGGGCGTGGCAGAACGCCGACGTGCTCCGGGAGGTCGTCACCGAGGCGTCGATCGCCTTCACGTTCCGGCTGGTGGAGACCAAGGCGGAAACGGTGGGACTTTACTACGGGTCCGATGTGGACGACTCCGACGGCTCGGTGGCGATCGTGCCGGCACGCACCGGCGGCCGCAAGAGCTTCGTCATCGACGTGATCGACGGCAACGACTTCATTCGGGCCTACATCCCGTCGGGCGAGGTGACCGAGGTCGGCGACCAGGTGTACGCCTCCGGTGAGGCGATCGGCTACGAGGTGACCATCACGGCCTACCCAGACAGCCGCATCCTCACCGACGACGGCCAGCCGGCCAGTGTGAAGAAGTTCTACAGCTCGCTGGTTGCGACCCCGTGAGACGCGCGGGGGTGGGGTGCGCGGACCCCACCTCCGCGCCTGCACTCTGACCGCGCGCAGGAGGAGCCATGGCAACCGCACGCAAAACCCCCCAGGATCACAAGAAGTCGGCCGACGAAGACCGCTTCGAGTTCGAGCATGACGGCGAGGCCTACTCGTTGCCGAAGTTCGGCTCCTGGTCGGCGGGGCTCGTCCGCCGTGTTCGGAAACTGTCCGACGTGGACGCCAGTTTCACGATCTTGGAGGAGGTGGCCGACCCGGAGACGCTGGCCGTGATCGACTCGATGCCGCTGGAGCGGTTCAACGAACTTCAGCAGGAGTGGGCCGAGCACGCCGGCGTGAGCCTGGGGGAATAAGGCAGCTCCTCGACCTGATCGAGGAGCACCCCGACGCGATCGCCTACGACTGGCGGGTGCGGTTCGGTCTGCCGGCTTCAGCCATCGGCACCGAAATGGACTGGGCGGAGTCGTGCTCCCTGGCTCGGATTCTGCTGTCTGACCAGTCATCGTGGCTGGGCGCTAAGGCGTCTGGTTTGGACCGCCCCTGGCCTGCAGAGGCGTGGATATTGGCCAACCTGTACGACCTGACAGCGGCGGCGCATTCCAAGCGCAAGCCGAAGCCGCACCCGCGGCCGTCCGACCCGAAGCCAAAGCGGATCGGCCGGGCGACCCTGCCGCAGCGACGCATCCGCGCCGAGCTGGACAAGCGCAGCAGTCGACGAGCGCCTGGGGGGTGAGCTGATGGCCGTGGAGTTGGCCACCGCCTATGTGTCGCTGGTGCCCAGCGCAAAGGGCGTCAAGCAAAACATCGCCCGGGAGCTGGACATTGACCAGCCTGCCGAGAGGGCCGGCCGGTCTGCCGGTGGGCGCATCTCCGGCGCGCTGGGCAAGGCGCTAAAGACGGGGATCATCGGCGCCGGTGTCGCCGCCGGCGCCGCACTGTCCGGGGCACTGGTCAAGGGCTGGGGCCGACTGACGGCCATTGAGGACGCGCAGAGCAAACTTCAGGGTTTGGGGCACAACGCCAAGAGCATCGCCGCCATCATGGACAACGCCTTGGGCGCTGTGCGCGGCACTGCGTTCGGGCTGGATGAGGCAGCTACCGTGGCAGCGTCTGCGGTAGCTGCCGGCATCAAGCCGGGCGAAAATCTCCAGCGGGTGCTCTCGCTGGTGGCTGACACGTCCAGCATCGCCGGCAGCTCGATGGGTGAGATGGGCGCCATCTTCAACAAGGTGGCAGCCAGCAACCGGCTGACTATGGGTGAGGTCAACCAGCTGGCCGACCGTGGTGTGCCCATCATGCAGATGTTGGCCGACCAGTTCGGCGTAACTGCCGCCGAGATGTCTAAAATGGTCAGCCGGGGCGAGGTGGACTTTCCGGCTTTCGCCCAAGCCATCGAGACCCACATCGGCGGCGCCGCACTGGAGTCGGGGGAAACGACCCGGGGCGCGTTCGCCAACATGGGCGCGGCTGCCGGCAGGTTCGGCGCGACCCTGCTCGGCGGCGTGTTCCCGGTCGCCAAGCAAGTGTTCGGCGGCATGATCGGGCTGATTGACAGCGCGACCGATGCGGTGGGCCCGTGGGCCGACGCGTTTTCGTCATGGGTGCTGGGAACGGTGGTGCCGGCCGCGCAAGAACTGCGCGGCTTCTTCGAGAGTGCCGAGGGCCAGCAGCTCAAGACCGAGACGATCGAGCGGCTGGGGTCGATTTTCGGCACGGTCGCAGAGGCTGGACGCGAGCTGGGGCCAGCGCTGGGTCAGATCGCGGGGTCGCTGGGCCGAGCGCTCGCATCCGTGGGCATCAGCACCTGGCAGATCCTGCTGACCACCGTGGACGCACTGGCGCGCGTGGCTGCCACCGTGCTAGTGCCGGCGATCCAGAAGCTCGCCGGGTGGATGGAGCGCAACCAGGGCGTGGTGACGACGCTGGTGGGGGCCTACGCGACCTACCGGATCGCGGTCGTCGGGACCACCGTGGCGACTGCGGCACTGACTGCCGCTCAGAAAGTTCAGGCTGCCGGGGGCCTGGTTTCGTTCCTGAAGGGGGTTCTTGTCCAGACGCGCCTCGTGTCCACGGCCACGAAGATTTGGTCTGGCATTCAGGCGGCGTTCAACCTGATCATGGCCATGAACCCGGTCGCGCTGATTGTGATCGCGATCGCGGCCCTGGTCGCAGGGATTGTCATTGCCTACAAAAAAAGCGAGACTTTCCGCAACATTGTGGACGGCGCGCTTCGGGCGGTGGGCGCTGCGGCAACATGGCTGTGGGAGAACGCGATACAGCCAGCGTGGGAAGGCATCAAGAAGGCCTTCGAAGTCGTCGCAGGGGTCGTGTCGTGGTGGAAGAAGGTCACCAAGCGCGCGTTTGACGCCGTGGTGGCCGCCGCCAAATGGGTGTGGGACATGATCGAGCGTTACTTTGGATTTTGGCGAGGCGTGCTCGAGAACGTCGTGGGCTGGGTGTCAGATGCGCGGCAGCGGATTGTGGACCGATTCACGGCCATCGTTGGCTTCGTCAGAGGGCTACCCGACCGCATCCGGCGCGCTGCGTCGGGCATGTGGGACGGCATCAAAAACGCGTTCCGCAGCGCTCTAAACTGG